CCTGATGAACCATCAGTACCCGAAGTTCCACTAGAACCTGAACTACCACTTGTTCCAGATGAACCAGAACTTCCTGATGAACCATCAGTACCCGAAGTTCCACTAGAACCTGAACTACCACTTGTTCCAGATGAACCAGAACTTCCACTAGTTCCTGAAGAACCATTCGTTCCTGCAACCGCACTAGTACCTAAACTTCCATATAAAATTAACACATCTGTTGGAGTAGGTGCGGGTCTTTCTGGATTTATAGTTAATGTAGTTCCTGATATTGTATAATCTGAATTATATGTTTGTAATTGTCCATTTATAAAAAACTGAATTGTAGTACCTGAAGCTAATGGATTTGATAGTGTAAATGTTTTATTACTTGAATCTTGAGCCCCTGTCAATTGCACGATTGCAACAGGCATTACAGATGTTCCTGAGGAACCAGAGCTACCACTTGTTCCTGATGTACCAGAGCTTCCTGATGAGCCATCAGTGCCTGATGTTCCACTAGAACCAGAACTACCACTTGTTCCTGAAGAACCTGAACTACCACTTGTTCCTGAAGTTCCACTAGAACCAGAACTTCCACTAGTTCCTGAAGTTCCTTGAGGTATAACTACTCTTATATTTCCACCTCCATCATTAATTACAGTTGCTCCACTGAATGTTAGTCCGCTTACATTTGGAACTGATGTTGTTCCATCACTAACTGTTAGTGGTGAGGCACCTCCTCCAGATGTAAACCCTGTTACTTGAACTGAACTTCCGTCACTATTATTTAGTGTTAGTATCTCTAAACCACTATCATATGTTCCACCTGTTACAGTTCCAGTAAATCCTGTAATTGTAACTGTTCCTCCTGTACTATTAAATAAATCTAATGACGTTGTTGCAGAATAATATGTTCCTCCTGTAATTTGCACATCTGAACCGTAGAATATTCTCCATCTAGCATCTTGATGTGTTACATTGTCAATACCTTCAATTGTTGACGCAGTCCAAGCATTTACAAACGCTTGTCCTGCAACAGAACGGTTATTTACAATTGTTTGATATTCGGTTTGTGTCACACCTGAATTACCTGTAAGACCAGATAAATTATTCCATAATTGTTGATAATTTGATATCGTATATTGATATACAGTATCTGTTTCTTGAACATAAACTTGCATACCCAATCTTCTTCTACCCGTAGATATATTGTCAGAATTAAGAGTAATGAAATCAGCTGAGAAAACACTGCCAGTTCCTTTAGTAAAATTGATTGGTATTGTGTTGGCAGATAGTTGAATTTGAGATGGGTATGTAGCAGCCGTTAGAGTCAACCTCAAATCACTGATATTCCACACCTCCATATAACCTCCGACGTTAAGAACTGAAAATCCAATTCCTTGAACTAGATTCCTTGTTACGGATTCTGGTCCTGATAACTGTGCCGCTGATATGGGATTTTTATATGGAGTTGCCATTTAGTTAGTTAACATTTTTAGTTTATATTTTAGTATCACCTTTAAAATAAATAGATTGACCTAATGGTATACTTGTTGGTATCTGTGTTTGAGGATACATCCAAAGTATTCTATAAGTTCCGTCAGGTATTACACCTCCCGATATAGTTACAGAGGCTCCAGCCAAAACACTATCAGGTATACCATCGTTTATTATACTTGTAGAACAAGATGAACCCAATCCAATATCCATAGTCATATTGTTCATAGTACCTCCAACACCCGCTAATGGTATCCAAACGGTGTAGAAATATTGTGTCGCAGGATTGACTTGTGATGTTGTAACTTGTATTGTACCAAAAGTATATTGGTTTTGAGTACATCCAAATCCGTCAGTTCCAGAACCACTAGATTGTCTAATAGGACTCTTAAGTGATGTTACAGGTGTGATAAAGTTTCCACTACTTCCCGTCCAACCACTATATTGAGCATAATAGTTCATATTAGCGCTATAGTTAGATGTAGACGGTACACCAGTATTTCCATACCCATACCATTCAGCACCGGCATCATACATATATTGTCCCAAATCATTTTGAGACGTACTATCAAGTGGTTCAGGGAATAGATATGCGAAGAAGCTAGCAGGACTTGGTGTTGGTGTTGGTGTTACATTTGGTGTAGGTGTTTTAGTTGGTGTTAGTGTTGGAGTAATAGTTGGTGTTGGTGTTACTCCTGAAGTTTTAGTTGGTGTTAGTGTTGGAGTATTAGTTGGAGTAATAGTTGGCGTCTGAGTGTTTGCTGGTGTTGCAGTAGGTGTTAATCCTACAGTTACTGTTGGTGTTGGTGTTAGTGTATTTGTTGGTGTGATACTTGGCGTTGGCGTTGGTCCACAATCTAATGTTACCACAACACCAATTAACATTTGCGTTTTTGTTATTGCAGAATAATACGGTGTTGACCCTGTTGAATCGACATATACATTGAATGGTCCTGTAGAATTTGAATTTGGCGCTAGTCTAACAAGATAAGAGGTACAACCAGTTACAGTTAACTGTTGTTCTACTTGTGTGTCACACCCTGATGCAGTATTAACTACGATTATTGTGTATAAAGACATTAGCGGTTTTCTTAATAAATACCATATCTATATGTTTCAATTCATCTAAAGAGGGAAACATTAAGATTAAATTTATAGGCACCTATTTTTGTTGTGTTTATAACACCTCAAAAACGTATTAAGATATTATAATCTCAAACGCACATCCAAAAGTACAATCAAGTATTTTTGACATTACACAATTTTTACCATCAACTAAAGTTAATTTTATTTCAGGAGCAGTATTAAAAATTGAAGGTATTTCAGAATTATATCTTACGACAGGCGGGACCGTTGAATTAATCTGACCTAACAAATAATTGTTATTATCATATATATCTGAAATATATACATTAACAGGTAATGTATCGTTTGTTATACTTTCGATTCTTACTTGGGTCATTTTAAATTTCGGTTATTATTATTTGATAAATACAATAAGTACAATCTAATATTTTGAATATTTCACATCCATTATTATCGGTTAATATTAACATCACCTCACTCGCCGTTTGAAATATTGTAGGTATTGATGTATTAAATGTCACTGTTGGTGGAACTGGTCCAGAATTTATAACCCCAATAAACGTTTTATTATTAGCATTTACATCTGCGATATAAACATTTATCGGATAGGTAGCACCTGATATAGTTACAATTCTTACTTGTTTCACTTTAAACACATTATATCATAAACAATCACCAACTGAATCTTAATATCTTGACCATTCAAAGAATTATTATTCTTATCTGTCTCTATAGTTATTTGATTGTTTAATTGGTTTATTGTTACACCCCCAACACCAGGAATACTAAGCAATAAACTTTTGACTGTGTCATAATATAGGTTGTCTGAAGGGGCACTATTTAAACTTGTTGAAGTGTAAAATGTTGAGTTGGTGTTATATCCAGCAGGAATAACAGAAACATTAACAGTAAATGTTGCAGTAATTAAATTACAATTTGTATTCCCTGAAGTTAAATCAGCAAATCCTTCATTCATCATTTGTAACAAACCATACTTTACGGGTGATTGAATTATGAAATTATTTGCCCCCATAACATATGTTTCATATGCGGCATAGTTTGTATTACAAGTAATTGTTGTTGTCCTTTTTTGTGAACACCCTGAACCATCTACTATAGTTAAACTATATGTTCCTGCGGTTAATCCTGTAACTTGAATTTGTTGTGGGTTTCCGATAACATTATCTGACCATTGGAATGTAAACGGTGGGATTCCGTTAGATATAAAAGCGGTTAACGCTCCGTTATTTCCACTACCACAAGATGTACTATACAATGAATAATTTAATTGAGTACTTGAGGGTATAAAAACATTTTGAGTCTTTACACACCCGTCAGCGTCGGTCACTGTAACAATATGTGGACCAGAAGTTAAATTATTAATAGTTACAGAACTAAATGTCGAATCAATAATATTATAGATTCCATCTACAGAATAGTCGATTGGTTTTGTTGCACCTGTTGTTGCGGTAATATTGATTTGTCCATTATTTTGTCCACAAGTAGTTGATACTGCTTGTGTTGTGATTGTAAATTTATTTTCTGTAATTAAAATAACTTCTTGTAAAAAAGAACAACCTGAACTGTCTTGTACAACAACAGTATATGTTCCCGCACTTAAATTAGAATATAATTGACTTGTTTGAGAATCACTTACATTCAATTGAGAAGCGTCAGGAAATATTAATGTATACGTGTATGGCGTGACACCACCAACAACACTAACAAGTATTGAACCATTATCACTTGAGCAAGTCGAATTCTGTGCATTTACTGTAACAGAAGCTATTCCCAATGGAGACTGTATCGTAGTTCCTGCAACAAAACTACATAACCCTGCATCCGTAACTAAAAAACTATAATAACCAGAAGATAATCCCGATAAACTATACGTTCTTGAATATGAAATAAGGACATCTCCTGTTGATGCAGAATAATAAAAAGGAGCGGTTCCTCCTGTTACTGTCATATTAATAACACCATTACTTGAAAAACAAGTTGGTTGAGTTGCCGTAAAAATACCAAACCCTATAGGAGGTACTTTGTCTACCGTTGTAGATTTAGAAGTGATACACCCAAAAGAATCAGTAACTTGTACTGAATAATTACCTTCTGTTAATCCTGTAATTGATTGCGTTGTTGCACCATTACTCCATAAATAAGTAAAAGGTTGTGTCCCTGTTTGTCCTGTTACAAAAATTTTACCGTTTGGTAAATTACTACACGTTGAGTTGGGGACAGTGTATAAACCAAAATCTAATGGCGAAGAATCTTCAACTATAAAAGTTTGACTTCTCCCTGTACAACCACCCAAATCTAAGGCAACCAAATAATAAGTTCCTGCGCTTAAATTATTGAATACCGCAGTTGCTAAGTTTGTTGATACAGAGTTAACAAGTACGTTACTATCCGTGTATATTGAAAATACCGTACTTGAGTACAGTGATGTTGATGTTCCTGTTACTGAACCATTATCCAATCCACAGGTTGTTCCCTGTACAGATAAAATACTACAACAAACTCCACTTGATACAGGTATGTTTACATAAAACTGATTGTTAGTTGGTAGTGAGCTGTCGTTTAATCTTACAGAATAAGTTCCGTACGCTAAATTAGTTCTAATTGATGTTCCTGTTGTAACATCTGCTGGCGGTAATGATGGGTCATACCATTCTACAGTATAAGGTGGAGTTCCTCCTGATACATAGATGTTAATTGCACCGGCACTTGTGTGTGAACAATCACCTGTTACAGATACTAAATAATTAAATGGTCCAAAACTCTGCATTAATTTTTATTATTACAATTTATACTAATGTTTATTCCTGTATTTAAAGAAACTAAATCCTCCAAATTTCTTGGTTCACAAGTCAAACTTGTTATTGTTAACAAATTTCCATTTAAAAAATATGTATACCCGTAATCATAAAGATTTGGTAGATATTGTATTAAAGCGTTTCTCCACATTGTGTTTGTGGGTACATCGGTATAACCATATCCACTATAAAATAGTTCTTGAATAATGATATCTCCACCTATTCGTAAATCAACAAACCATTGTGTCTGTGTTGAATTTTGTACACAATCATTAAGTGATAATCCTTGAGTTGCCAAATAAGAACTGACTCTATTTGCCAAAATGCCATCAAAATTACTAACACTAACATCACCATTAAGCCAAGGTAAGATGTAGAAATCAACATATTCAGACGCACAAGTGAAATCAAATATATTTGAAATTATATAACAAGGTTCGACTGGTACAGGTACAAACTGACAACCTCTTTGTCTTCTATAAACAAACTTTTGTCTTTGGAAGATTGAATTTTCTAATTTTGTTCCTGTATTCCATATTGTTGTTGCCGGAATCATTTGTTCCACAAGTTTCATCCAATATGGATTTATACCATTAACATAATCAATAAGTTTTTGGTACGTATATTTGTTATTTGGTAAACCAACGGTTTGTTCTGATTGAATGTATTTCCACCAAATTGATTGAAGTGTTGGATATCCTCCTGTCTTACCATCGGTAATGAATTGTCTATTTCTAACATTAATCATATTCTGCCAAAAAGTTTGGTAGAATTCAAAGAATGTTTTTTTCTTTGGTTCAGGATTAATATACGTCCAATCTACACCTCCTGGTACAGGATACCCTACCGTTAAACCTGATTCAGGTATTGGGTAATCATATCTAACCGATTGAACCCATACATCATACGCCATTCCCTGTGAAGGGTTTAAGAAAAGGTCAATATTTTTAACATTTAATACCAACTTTTCATTGTCTGTAAAATAATATGCGTTGTAATTGGCTTCGTTAGAAACTCTAATCTTATCATCACTTTCCAACCAAGATTTATTATTATCAACAATTTTTCTTAGTTTGAAACCTTCGTTCATATATGGGAACTGCCTAAATCTATCAAGATAAAGTTGTCCGTATGTAAATGGTTGTAATTGTGTTTGAATGTCGTAGTTCTGTCCTGTGAATACGTCCCCTGTAATAGTTACTTGGTCAGGACTTCTATGTGATGGTGTTACTTGATACCATCCGGCACCTAATTGGAAAAAGTAAGATTCTGTATTAACAGGTGCCTTTGGAAACCCTTCTCTATCCATTGGGTAGTCATCTAAGGTAACGGAAACATCCTCATAGTTTTGAGTTGATGTAAACGCGGTAAATGTTTGACCTTTAATCTTATATGTCTGCCCTGCCAAATACCCTGGCTGATTTTGTACATAAGTACCTCCCGATATTTGTGCCCACTGATAATCAAATTGGTCTAAATTAATTTTTTGGTCAGCCAAATAAATGTGTTCGTTATATTCAATCAATGATTCGGGAGCCCCTATCATTCTTAATAAAAATTCTATAGACCTTCTTGTACCTTTAGATTTAAAAAGATATGCCGAATTTAAAATTAAGTTTCTATAAAACTGATAGTTTAATTCAGTTGGCGTTAGAGCTCTTGCATAACCAGGGTATGTTGGTGTCGAAGTATTACCAAATACCGAACTTAAGAAATCTTCGTCTGTTATTGGTGAGAAGTTTGAAGACCAACCTAAAGTTTGTGATAGGTTCACAAGCAATTGTGACGGTATGTCGTTTTCAGGATTATAGTTCACCGAATTCATATATGCCAAAGCGTCAATGAATTGTTTTATTTGGTCAAAACTTCTTCCGTAGATTTGAAATACCTTCTCTACTTTTTGTCCTATCGTATCAAACTCTTTTAAAGAGGCGGTAATCAAAAATCTTGATATAAGATTGGTCTTGAACGAATCCAAATTTACAGCAATCTCTTCAAGCTGATTTAAATAATCATCAAATAAGAAAGACCTAATATCCAAATTCCATTGACCATCTTTTGGCCAAGTTACATTTTGGTAATTAGTGTAATACTGTCCATCATCATTTTGTTGTGGAACTTGGAACGCTGCGGTATATTCAGGTCGTACCAATCTATTTAATAAGAACTTTTCTACCTCATTAAAATCTTCAGCGAATACTTTATCACAGATATAGTCATTTGGTCTAATCTCAAAATTATCATAGATTGTTGTTGCACTTGTTCCAAATGGAGCACCTGAAACATAGAATGCTATTGACCCCGAACTAAGTGTTGGTGATGGGCTAAATGATGTTACCTCGTAGTTGTTATCATTTATTGCAACCGCATAATCCAAATAAGTATTATATAAGTTTCTATACTTTGAAACCGTAATTTCTCTTAGATTTAGATTTGTTGTTGCACTTAAAGAATAATCTATATCAAATGGGTTATTGATTCTACTAACAGGAACTTCAAAATATGTTTCATCTAAAACTGAATCATATTGTATATTAACCGCAGTTGCACCTGTTATATATTCTAAATTTGAAAATAAAATATCCAGTGATGCAGGAAAATAATTGATAATGTTAGTAATCGAAACTTGAAACCTTTTCGACAACGAACCATACATTGAGAAGTTAAGAACCTGTGATACATCATAGTTTGGATAAACTCTAAACTGTGTTGCAAGTATTGTTCTACTTTCGGTAAGGTCACCGATATTCAAATCATCCAAACTAATTGGTTCTGAGAAAGCCCCGATATTAAACTTCCTATTAACTTTTTCTACAACCGAAGTCGTAAACTCAAAGTTACCTTGCGTAAGACCACCACCCTCAACAGTTTGTAAACCTACAATGTTATCTGAGAAGGTATATGCTCCACTACCTGGTCTAGGTGGATAGAAATATTTCGTTGTCTTTATCGTAGTTGCCATTAACTAGTTATGTTTGAGAAGTTCTTACTAAAATCAATGTTATTACCTCTATTCTGTCTAACCTCATACAACAATGCGTTGAATTGGTCTCTGATTTCATAAAGGTTGTATTGTTTGTAGATGTTGTTTTGTGAATCATAAATCGTGTAGATACCGTCATCGATAGATTTAGTTTGATTACCATAAAGAGCGATTGCAAGTGATGATATATCATACTCAACCATTTCAATTTCAATGGTTACAGGATTAAAGAAAGTATTTGTTATAATAATGTCTTGGTCTGGTTGTCCAATGAAAGGTGTTGCATTTGGCTTATTCGTTGGTGATGATGATGGTGATAAAGTTAAAAATAATAAGTTAGATACCCCATCAACATATCTATATCTAATAGATTTTTGAGTTGTATTAACTTCGTTTGTAACAACAGGTTCACAATAAAAAGAAGATGTAACTACCCTAAAGAAGTTAGGGATTTTAGAACCGTCAGCATTTAGATATTCAATTCTAAATCCTACCAATCCTTGTGGTACAAACTTATTTATATATTGACTTGGTACATTACTTAAATCAATAACCAATCCTTTTACGTTTGGTAAGGCACTCAACACACCACAATCAGTTATAACTGTTCTAATCTGAGCGGGTCTCAAATATAATGTGTATATTCCCAAAGCATTGAATGTAGTTGCGGGTAATGTTAGGTTATATAACCCACCCAAAACCTCAACACCCGTATTACCTCCTGTTTCTGAGTTATTGAAATATGGTCTCAATAATGTTTGAGCATCCAAATTAGTTAGTACAAATGTATCAGTAACGTCTCTGGTTGGGGTATACACCATTTGTATCTCCACGTCCGCAGGACTAACATCTGATGGTCTTATTGTACCGTATGAACCTATCGCCATTGTTTTTGTTTTTTAATAAATAGTTTAGTTAATTTTTTCAATTAAGTTATTTTCTTATTTTCCACATTAAAGAAACCATAACCATAGTTAATCATATCACCCAAATTATCAACCTCACCTAATCTCTGTACTCTTTCGTATGCACTGTTCTTTCCTCTTTCAACAAACACATTGGTTTGTATCTGTGGTTGGTCATATACTTTCAATAAAACTTCATCTTTGGTTATTGGTTGTGCAGTAAGATTGCTTTCAGTTAACCCCGATGATTGTTCAAAGAAAATTGTTGTCCCGTCTGAATAATCATAATAATCAACGCTGTTTACAGTGTAACCAGTAAAGACCGAATTAATATTAAATATTACACCCCAAATCTGACCATTAGCAATTACAGGTGTTCCCACTTGATACTTAGGTGAACCATATAATTCCAATTCTGTTATCCTTGATTTTGTTAATCCTGATATTGTAAATGGAATTGAAACATAATTTACAGATGTTTGTGGTGCAACTTCATTAACCGCATCTCCTGAGAATATATAGTTGTAAGACACTGGTGTTCCAATCCAACTTCCATAAGATGGTGCAAAGAAAGCTTCACCCTGTGGATTATATATTGTAGGGTTCGTAAATGGTGTGGTTATTGTTTTTGTTACAGTTGTTATTCCCCAAGGATTTGTTTGCTCTAAAGTTATCTTATATGTTGAATTTTCTGTTGGGTAAGTGTGTGTTATATAGTTTGGGGTATACCCTGTAATAATTTGTTTTGGAGTTCCATCTCCCCAAGTAATTGTATAAACCGACAACTCCAAGAATTTTTGAAACTCATTAGAGGTGTTATAAACATTATATACGTATGGGTTGGATGTTGTAGATGAAAATATAAAATTAGATACCACATCTTTTTGTAGAACCGCCCCATCAAACTGTGTATAATAACCAACATCAACCGCCGATTGTCTAAGTAATATTGGTACTGATAGTTGTTTCATTAATGACGTACCGCCAGTACCTCCACTAACAACTTGGGTCATTGATGAATAAACACCAACGGGTGTTCCCCTATAGTTAACAACAGATAAATCACTTATAACATTTTCAGGTGAAACAATAAATTTATAATAATCTTGTGACATTATGGGTTAATATATTCGTACCATTTTATGGGTATATTGGTCCCCAATCTTTGTCCATTTGTGTTAAAGATTTGATATGTTTGACTTGGATAATCTAACTTAACCGTGTAATAAAAATATTGTGTACTGTCGAAACTAAATTTATCACCAGATATATTTGCTTGTGGTCCATTTGTATTATCAAGTGGGTTAGTGCCTCTACCTGTCATCATTTTTGTAAATTCCCCTGTCTTGGCATTATAAAATTTTGCGGTCATATAGAAAGTTGTTATATCCAAAAACTCTCTACTTTTCAACCAATAAAGAAAAAAACCTTCTTTGTCACCAATAAAATCTAAAACAAATTGTGGTTTCTTTATGGACACCGATGTTCTTTGCATTTGAGCATCCATTTTTAATCCTTGTTGTGTTGGAATTATTATTGTTAAATAATTTGTTTGTTTTTTGTCATCTGGAGTATCATATAAATCAAGTTTGAAAAAAGAATTACTAAATGAATTAGAATAATAATACACTTCCTGTGTTGTAAATCCCTCTGATATGTAATTGATTCTCCAATTATTTAAGTTGTCTAATGTACCCCCTGAATAAAAATAAAATTCATAGTTAACCTCTGTTGTATCTGTTGTTCCTGTTGCTGGAGCGTGTGTAAATCTTGAAACTTCAAAATCTCTACCTAACCCTATTACCTCAGTTATTACTTGAGCTTCATATTCGTCAACCGCCTCATCTAAACCAAGATAGTCCCAAGTTAGTTGCACAGGAATATTAACTTGTTTATCAACACCAGGTTGTTGTAATATTGAAAATTTATTCACATCCATCTATAAGTGGCTTTATTGGTTCGTTTATACCCGTAATACTATAATTAGACCCTTCAGGCATTAATCTAAAAATAACATCTGTGAAAGGATAATGTGACATATTAAGATAAGGATAATCAACACCTCTACCTAAACTATCAACGAATCCATAAGTGTATATGTCTCTCCATCTAAATTGTTGGTCGGATTTTGAATAGAATGACCAGCTAGGAACTTGCTCAATAAAATTAACATCACCCGTTTCTATATAATCAGAAAAAACTCTGATGGTCATTTCATTATGTGGTTTGTAATAATATCCTGGCGTGTTTGTCCCACCATTTGATGTTGTTTGAAATACCAATTGGTTAAATTTAATTTTCTGATAATAATCGGAAACAACTCTCTCAACTTGTTGATAGTCATTCCATTCACAAAACGCCCCATCAATGATATCATCTTTTTTTAAATTTTCATTATAATAAAATGTTTTAGTTGCCCCATTTGTTTTAACGTACGAATTAACTGGTATCTTAGTATTTGAATTAACATTGTTTCCGTCCCACCAAGAATTTGATGTTGGTGTAATATTAAACCTCCACCCTTGTTTTAAACCAATATTGTTAAAAGGTTGATTAAAATATCCAGAATAACCTTTTGAGATGATAGTTAAATATATTTTAGAAACTGGCCTTTTTTGATTATCTAATAAGTTCGCAAAATCAATATCATATGAAGATGTAATATCGTAAGCATTACTACTATTTTTTTGAGATACCCTTGAAACTTTGTTTGGTGTTATTGAACTATACTCAAATTTTCTTTGCTCGTTGAATACATTCTTTTCAAACCCCGCTTTAGTAATATCCAATTCGTCCAAATTTGTTAAAACTTTATGTTCTCTAACATAATATTTAGATTTTGTTTCTAAATTTTGTGGATTTATAATTCTTTTAAAAGTACCCGTAGTTCCATTATTAAATGTATTACCTGTATATCCTATATTTAAAATATTGAATATGTAAGGTTCACTATCAAAAGAACCATTACCTAATGAGTATACTTGAAATATGTTCTTATTCTTATAACTTATAGACAATTCTACTGATTCACCATTTGTAAGTCCATGCGGTGCAATACATTGAATTGATATTATCCCATTACCATTTTCTGTTGAATTTAAAATAGTAAATGGTATCCCGTCTTTGGCAACCCAAGTGATGTTATTAGAATTTGCAGAATTATAAGTTAAAGATTTTTCATAGTTATTATTAAATGCGTATGTTAGATAGTATGTCCAATTATATGTGTACGCACTTTTAGATTTATAATCTATATGTTGTTCGTCAACTGGCGGTCTAAAAAAATCAAATTCATAGTATTGTGGGTATCCTTTCCAAGAATTATTAGAAATCGAACTTTCAGGATTTACATAATAAAGATTGTATTGAAATGGTAAGTAATCCGTTTTTCCTGTATATGCGTTTTCGTATAGATATGTTATTTTAAACGTAGGTCTAAAAACTGTACATGACTGCCTTTCGTCATCATAAACTTGAGCTAAACTCAAAGTTACACTTCTATCATACTCAGTTATCTCTTGGTTTTTTTCTTCTAAACTAATAGATAACTCTTCATCAATTGCAGGTGCAGATGCATATCTTAATCTACTTGGTATGATTGTATATTTATTCACCTATTGAATATTTTGTTTTGAATTTATCAAGTGCGGATTCTCCTTTAACAACTCCGAAATAAAAATGGAACGGAGCCCCTACTAAAAATGATTGGTTAACCACTCCTGTTGATATATAATTTCCTGAGGAGTCTACACTGAAAATATAACCTCTGGCATTCAAATCACTTATTGATGAACTTTGATTTAGGAAATACTTTGTACTTAAAGACGCTCTATCTAATCCTTGGTAATAAGTGTTTTGTATTATATCGGAACTATCTGTAGCCCAATTATTTTTTTGATTACCAAAAATTGTTGCTTTGTTATCTAATCTCCATTGATAGAATGGAACAACTTGAGATTTAATACCATACGGGTATGGGTAAAACCCTATATTATTAGGTCCTCTGAAATCAATTCTACCAGGTGTTAAGTAATCTTTAGTTTGTAAATCTTGAGTCGTTGATGAAAACCATACCGCGACTATTGGGTCTTTTGCACTACCTAATATAGTTGATGGAGGACCTCCAGCTGTTTCATAAAATTCAGGTGAAAAATTAATATTACCAATTTCAGAATTTATCGACATCAATTGAGCTAAGTCACCGTCAATTCTTCTCTCAGGTCTTGAAAATAACTGATTTAACGAATTGTCTCCAAATGAAATAATTTGTTGTAAGAAACCTTCATCGGTTATTCTAGAAATAACAAATAAGTTTACTAAGTCAGATGTATCACCATAACTTGTTGAGTCTATGCTGGGTAAAATATATGCCTTAGTGTCTGGGTCAAAAGTTATTTCTCCATAAAAAGAATCTTTCATCCCTAAATTTATAATAGTCGTTGGAAATAAAAGATTAAGAGTATTAACACTACCTTCATTATTTGTTCTCATCCCAATAAACCTATTAACATTTTCATTGTATGGACTACTTCTGTAATAAAAATTATTTGTCTTATCGTCAAAATACGCAATCTGTTTACAAAATATTGGGGGTAAAGGTTTATTTTGTTTATCATAAAAGGTATCAACTTGTATTGGGTACATATAAAGAGAACCGTTAACCCAATTATTTGAAAAAGACTGTGCTAAAACTCCTCTACATAACCCATAAAAAAATCTAAATCTAAAAGACCATTCAGCAAAATTCCCCCAATCTTTAGGTATGTCAAGAATTAATCTTCTTAAAAACATATAACACCCATTCTCAACTGCATCTTTAGTAGTGCAATTCTGATTAATTTCAAAACTAGACCCAAACCCTTGATAGCAATCGAGTCCGACCATTTTTTCACAACTAAAACTCTCAATTACTTTAATGTCATTAGTTAATCCACTTAAATCTGCAGTTGGGATATCAGCACCCGTTGAAAACGGTTGAGTTGTTAATTCATCAGAATCAAGATTAATTAAATTAAAGTTGAATGATAAGTTCTGTTGTAGTAATGACGGGTTATTTCCCCAACTTCCACCATCCAATTTATCAGAACTTGGTAATCTATCAGTCCTTAATATATTTTTTGTTCTGTCGGAGATTGTAAGAGCCGACCACGGAACTCCTTGATAGATTGTTTTACTATAATAATTCATATCAAAGAATGGTAGGTAGTTACTCAACGGGTGAACATTTGAATTGTAGTCATTTCCACCCATCGCACTAAGACCACTTAAATCTTCAGATAAATCGTAATATGAACTATTTGGTGATAGGTCAAAAAATGAATTAGAACTTTTACTAACAACTTTATTTCCCAAATTATTAAAATATGTTGGTAAAGTTTGTTGAGAATCTAATAATCCGTAGTACCCCGTATTAACAGTTGAATACCCACTAAATTCTAATCCTGGTGTTGTACTTCCCACAATTCCAGGACTAAAAAAATAAGATTGGAAATACATTTCATTTTGGTTATATCCTTGAATTGATGTTGTCGGGTTAGAATTTGGTTGTATCGGTATATTCAATCTTGTTGTTGCGGTAATTGTAAAATTTGGGTCGTTTTCACCAGTTCCAAAAAGATTACCAAGTTGGTATTTTTGTATGTATTTTGGTGAATAAGGGTCAACACCTCTTTGTAATATCAAAACATATTGAGATGATATATCGGAATAGTAATCAATTGGGGTTACGTTTGTATCTGCAACTTTAAAATATCCTGTTACAATACTTCTCCATTGATTTATTATTGATGTTGTGTATAAAATATTTGGAAAAGATTCTATGGTGTTTGGGTTCCATAAATTAATCACATCACTCCAAGTTATTGCAGTAACTACTTGAAAATATTCAATATCTGCAGGTGCTTTATAATTAGTTGGTTCACTTCCATAGGGAATATTATATTGTACATCTTGTGATACCGTTTCAGAAGTAGCATAACTCAACGTTACTGTTGTTGATGCATTTGTTGAGTATGATGTTCCACTAATACCAGTAATTAATCCGCTGGCGGTTGATGCGCTATATAACCAATTTGAATCCATACTATTAGTAATATCGACCATTGTTATTACATCTCCAGCATTTAATTGTTGATTAGATAGTACTGTTATTGTATTGTCATAGTGGTATTTTCCAATATTAAAATTAGGTTCAACCTGAACTTTAATTTTATTAATATTATCAAAGTACTTTTTTCTTCCATTGAAAATATTAATTCTTTCACCTAAGGGTAAACTTTTAGATGAAGTATGAACAAAGACGGACCCATCATATTGTATATTTTTAGATAGTGGTAGTTTATATACCGTTGAGTTATTTATAAACGCTTTTTCTGCTCTTCCTGCAATTGATTCAGAATATACTACCGAGAGAGCGTCTCCATTTGTATCCTCAGAAAAAATTTGTGAAAAACTATCATAATATTGTTCAGGTGCAGATAAATAAGTTAAAACTCCTGTTGCATTTGTATTTGGATTGCTAGGTAAATTTGCCGAACTTGTATCATAATCGGGCTTACACTCACACGCTTGACACTCAGGATAAGTAATCATTGGTAATCTCAATGTGTAGTTTTTTTTATCACATTTTACACCTAATCTACTACATAACCATCTGAAAGGATAAATTCCAAATATTTCTATTTGACATAGTTCGCAAAAAAACCTTTGAACTAAATTGTATAAAAATAATATGATGTGTGCAACAGTAATAAGTATTAATCCTACAGGTTGTATTATTATCATCAAAATTGCAAATAGGAAATAAAGGAAATCAAAATTTCTAAATCCGTCATTTACAGGAAATTTATTAACACTATCATCACAAGAATCATCATCAATTTCTTTAATCCCAATAAATCTACCTTTTCTACCTTTTTTATATTGGTCTATTAATGATGATATCGTATAAACTCTATTAAATTTAAATTCATAAAATGTGTCTTCACCATTAATACAATCATTTAATCTCTCTGTTTTCTCATTCCCCAAAAAACCATCAGTGTATCCACTCCAAGCTAATCCAAAATAATAAGAACTTGCTAATTTTTTTCTTGTGCTTGGTATTAAGGAATTGATAGGGTCATTTAAAGGATTTGACCATCCATATTCTTTAACATTTGGAACTAAATAATAAGGTCTTCTAGTTTGAATTGTTAAATCATTAGGTTGTTGCCATTTTATTTTGAATCTATATTTTGATTTGGTTGGTATCCCAATACTTGGGTCGTTAGACAAAACCTTTTCACCGAACTCATTTGTAATATAATAATCTAAATTCATAGGTAGTTCGGTAAGCCATATACCATTACCATCAATAATATTACCTGATTGTTCGAGTTCAAATTGTTCCAAAATAGGATTTCCGTCTGAATCTTGGTCAATTGTTTGTCTTATTGCTAATACTTGTCCAGGAGAAGTTGTTAAGGAACACAAGTTTCCCATATCATCTTTTGGTCTACAATTTTTTCTAACTCTGTATTTATCTGCTGTTGAATATATTGACCCCATAAAAACTGAGGTTGGTCTAATGTCTATATTGGCTTGGTCTCTTAAATCAAAATCTAATCTATTAACCGCAATTTGGCAAACACTTGGGTCTCCCCACAAAGGTGAAATTTCTATTGATTCAGATAAATTAACTATTTGTGGAAGTGAACCTAAATCTGTTGATGTCTTAAATCTACCTCCTGCAACCTGAGTTTCAGTTGCAATTCCCATTCTAATTAAATCCTGTGGTGTAAGTGAAAATTCTCCAATGTCGGAAAGGTCAACATCCATAACAACAGTTTGGTTACCTAATGGTACCCCCATTATCATATAATCACCACTCTCATTTGTTTTTGCAGTAAACTTATAATATTTGTCATATAACTCTACTGCAGTTGAGCCAGTCAATGCGTCTACTCTTGATGGTAAAGTTCCAGTTGCAGCATGTGTTGAGTATGATTTCTCGTAAGGTAATAAATTATACCTATACCCATCTTCATTCTTATCACTTGGAGATTTATATGGGTATATTGATGAAATTATTGGATTTGATTCATCAATTGTTTCTATAGGTATGAAAATTGAAACTCTGGCATTTGGTAATCCGAACCCATTATTTGCCGTTACTCTTCCAACTAAAACTCCGTAATCGGAACAACTTCTAAGGTAGATGTCAGTTTGTTGTATTTTTAAAGATAATATTTCTAAAAACTCAAAATCTTGTTCTAAATTAAGATTAATTGTTTTATTAATACCTATCTCTGTTCTTATTCTGTAGGATTGACCCATGAAGTATCTTTATTTTATAAATAGTTTATGCATAATTTTTAAGGATGTATATACACACTTTAAAATAATAAACCAATAACAGAATAAATAAACTTGTTAAGAGAATGTTACGGATTGGAAATTTTTAACCGACACTCTAATATCTTTTGTTGGGTATCTTACTTGATAAACCTGTGACGGTTGTGCAAATATTGTATCGTCAACTGGCCCTATCTCTCTTGTTTCAGGATTTGAATACTCCATTGATGTTTCCGCTGAAGAATATTGTCCACCTACATTATTATAAATCGTAAGTCCAGCAACTGTGAGTACCCCATTTTGGTTCTGTACTATACTTCTTAACTCAGATAAATAAACATTTTGTCCAAGCTGTCTTGTTTGTGGATTAAAGTATGTTGATACTTTATCAATAACATCTGCAATAATTTGTCCTGAGTTTTGAGCAGAATCTAAAACAATTGAAACGTCTACACTCAAATCAATAACTTCAGCAGTTAAGATTGATATATAATCATTCATCATTCTGTAATTAGAAAGATAGTTTGCAACGTTTTGTCTTAATGTATTAGAAACAATACTTGTTAATTTACCTGAAGTATCATACGATAACAATTGAATTAGAATCTTGTTGTTGTTTTCTGTGATAGAAACTTTTGCAGGTGCCCCATATTCTGATGGCATATTTCTTATGATTGACTCATAATCCTGAACTGTAACCGCTCTTTTTTGTGCGGCAAAATTAAATGAAACATAGTTTCTAATTTCTTCTAATGAAGGAACTCCTGCACCACCCACCGCGGCAGTAACATTATTACATCTTAGAGAATTAACAACAGATGAGTTAGTTAATTCTGAAGGACCATTAACAAAAAATGAAACAGTTCCAATTTGATTAATCACATTTGTTCCCAAATTGGTTGATAATCCTCCACCAATTCTATATTGAACAAATAATGTAGAATTTGGCGTTAATGCCGAACCTAAAGAAAAGTTATTACTATATCTTTGTAAATCCAAAGTTGCTCCTACAGTTGTAAACTGGTCCAAAGCATCTTGTGCGGTATTTGTACCTCCACCAAAAGTCATTTTTTTAAATCCTTCTGGTGTAAATTCTGTTATAAATCTATCTTGAGTTTGAATGTATTTTCCAACTTTGATACCTGGTTGGTCTGAGACTTTTGTTGGGTCTTCTACCCATACTCTATCTTCAGCTAAAGCATCTACTTCATACCATTTATTAGATGCTCCTAAAAACTCTGCCGATGTTGGTATGTTTGTATATTCAGTCCCACTTTTTAACAACACATTTGTGATACCTAAAACATTTTTTTCAGGTAAAAACAGTTCAAAGAAAGGTCTAACATCATTTGGTGTTATAACTCTTTTGAAAACCTTGGTAATACCATTAACAACAAGTTCTCTTTTTGTTATTGTATAATTAATTAAAACATTATTGGCGTTAAAATTTGGTATTTTTAATCTGTTAGGAAACCCTTGTGCATTGTAAGGTGATGTAAAATCAACATCGTATATATTTTCAAATACAATTCCCGCACCTGTAACTTGCGAACCTCTTGTTAAAACACCCAAATATCTTTCATCTTCTTTATCTCCAAAAGCAGGTACTGTAATAGAAAAATCAACTAAAGCGACTGAAGGCCTTTGACCTGGAAGTTTTAATCCATATGTTCTGGCAATATTATAAATTGAAGATTTTTGTTGAGCGTATTGTAGAACCGTCTCTTGGATACTTCTATCAATGTGGTAATGTAAATTATCGGCAACCGCGGCATTCAAATCTAAGAATACAGAAAAAACAGAAGCGTCATTGAAATCTTGAATTAATTCAGGATAATAAGTTCTAACATAGTTTAATAACTCTGTTCTTATTCCCTGATAATCTCTGGTTGTGTATGATATTTTACGATTAGCCATCTATGTTAAATATTGATAATAACAAAATCGCTTTGAGCAAAAGCGTTTTTATCATTTGAATAATCTATTTTTATTTTTGCAGTATATTCTGCGGTTCCTTTACCGGGAAATCTATAAATTGAGATGTTTGGTGGTCCGGCAATGTTTGTTTGTGTGCCAGCATTTATCTCTTCCATTGGGTCTAATGGTTCTATTGTTATATTATTCAACAATAGATTTGGCATATACTTTTGAACTGAATCCCTAATGTCCGATTCTATTGCATCAAAGGTTAGTCCATCAAATGGTTCAAAGATATATTCATACAATCTTGTTCCAAAATCAGGTAAAAAATATCTAGAACCTTTTCTTGTCAATAAAAGATGAATTAGGTCGGCCTTTATTTCTTGTGATTCAAATTCAGTTAATTCTAAATAATCGCCTCGTCTTGAATCTCTGAAAGGAAAATTTATACCATATGTAGTTCCATCTGCCATATGAAATAAATATACTTTGTTTATTTTTTTATTGTAGTGTTTCCTTTCTGACCTTTTGGTTCATATGGGCAATGACGACACCCATTAAATGAACCGCAACAATATCCTCTATCTAAATGATATTCTTCAGTGAATACAACTCTACTATTTTCAACGTAATAATGAGAAGGGAGAATCGTTTTTTGATTCTCCCTTTCTTTTTGATTATTTTCCATACTTTAAACTAATACACAAGCTCCACCTGCACAAGCCAATTCACCACTTAAATCAGTATCATCATCCATTTCAACAATTTGGGACAAATCAACATCGTGTAATGTCTTCATAAGCTCTTCGTACTTTTCCTTAGTACAATCTTCGAAAGGAGCTTGGATGTAAGTTCCTCCGTCATATGGAAGAACTGAAAGTCCGTTATAATATTCCTTGTTTTCCCACATCCACTCACCAACAGCAGGCCATTCGTGTTCACGAATAGAGATTGTTGCAGATACGTTGTGAGCATTTGAACCGCTTCTGTGCCCTGGTTTAATCCATTCTTGTTGAACTTTTTTAACCCTCTCCAACAATTGGATTGGTGATTCATTTCTTAGGATTGACCCTTCGGGTGCTTTTTGTGGAATACCGATAACCGCAGTGTCGTGTGGTCTAAAATATTCGTCTTCAACTAATTCAGGATGGTTTACCGCTAAATGTGAATATATTGCTTCGTTCTTACCAACTCTTACTCTTCTAACATAGTAGTCATTATGCCAAGCGTGAATACCTGAAGATGTACCTAAAGTTAATGATGTTGTTCCTGCAGGTTTAACTGTAGTTGTTCTTGCCGCTGGGTTAATTCCCAACAACTCAGCAACTCTTTTATTTTCTTCTTTAACAACTTTAGCTGCGGATTTCATATTCAAACCAAGAACCGCACCTGAACCAATACCTGTCATTGAAATCCCAATCAAAGCATCTTTTTCTGTTGTTCTTTGCCAAATAGGTCTCAAGTAATGGAAGTTAGTATACCCAGCTTGAAGTGTTCCAATAAAAGAAGCTGCTTTAACTCTGTCCTCATAATCTTCTTGTGATACTACGTTTGAAACGTTTACCTCAGTTAGATTACAGAATTGGAATGGTCTAAGAGCAATTTCACAACAAGGGTTAGTTCCCCAATCTTTATCGTTACTCAAATAGATTCCAGGTTCTCCTGCTCCACTTGCTTCAATTCTTTTCCACAAATCCATAAAATAATCTTTAGTAATTTTATGTCTCATTAGAACTGCAGAGTTATTTGCTCTACCTCTTTGCGGGTTCGTTTCCCACCATGCACCACTCTTACAACTAATCATTTTTTCATCGGTTGCTGAAAATAATGAAATAAGTGCTGCTCTACGAATACCACCTGCTAATACTGCATCAGCGATGTGGCAAATAATATCATGTACTTCAATTGGTTCT